ACGAAGCCGCCGCCACCATCACCGCCCTCCGCGCGAGGGTAGCGGAGTTGGAGGGGGCGTTGGAGCCGTTCGCCAAGCTGGAATTTGACGCGCTGATAAGCGCCGATCCTGCGACCGGATGGTGTGCCATTCGCGACAACGTTCCGCCGGTTGACTTCACGACGGGCGACATTCTGCGCGCCCGCGCCGCCCTCCGCGCCAAGGGAGGCGAGCATGCCGATGCCTGAACGGATTTGGGCTGGCGTCTATGGCGCTGGCACCCATGACGAATATGGCGAATGGGACACTGACGCGAACGAGACGTGCGGCACCGAATACATCCGCGCCGATCTAGCCGTCCTCGCCACCACCCACCAGCGCACGATAGAGGCGCTGAGGGAGGCGGAGGAGGCGCGAGACGACGCAAGAGCCGCGCGCAATGAAGCCGGCCGGGAATGGCGACGGGCGTTCGACAAGATGCACCAGCGAGCCATGGCTGCGGAAGCCGCGCTCGCAGCCATCGCGCCTGCGGAGCCGGTGACAGACGCTGATCTAGAGCGCGCCGTTCAGCACATCGGTGGCGGCTCAACCTTCGACCGGGAGGACCGCTTGGACATCGCCCGTGCGATCCTGACCGAATACGTCGCGAACCATCCCTCTCCCCCTGACCCCCGCAGGGAGGGGGTGGAGGAGGCGGTGACGATGCGAATCCTGCCGTTCCACAAAGCGCCGCCAGAATTGCGCAACCTGTCACCACACGGCGGAGATGAGGACTGGATTGCGATTGTTCCGAAGACGGCCGACTTCGCCTATGTGCCGTTTTTGGAAGATTGCGACAGGTGGTTCGGTTGCTGCTCCATTTCCCATCACGAGCATCCGAACTACCCGAACTGCACTATCTGCATCGGAGCACACGCATGACCGCCATCAGGAGCGCGGCAGAGGAGCCCCCTGCCCCAACACCCTAGACGCCATCCATTCTAGGTCTTCGCTGGCTTTTGCTAGGGTAGCGCGTATCTCGTCTAGGCTGGCGTCGTGCCCGATAACCGTTTTCCCGTCAGGCATGAGCCCAACCACTAGAACACTTGCAAAGCCCTGCTTGGATGCCCACAGGAGGGTGGCGGCTGCATCACTCATACTTTCCTCGTGATAAACTTGAGGTACGAAACACCCTCTTCAATATCGGGGGCAACCCACACCCTGCCGCGCTCATTGTCTGGCTTGTCGGGGTTGATGATAACCAGCGCAGACGGGTGCATGGGCTTGGCCTTAAACTGCCCTTGCGTGGCGTAGGAATCGGCGCGCTTGTAACCGGAGAGCCGAAGAAGCTGCGTCACAAACCCATCGGCGTTGATGATCCCGCCATCTTCGCCAAGGTGCCTATGGCCGGCGACGAGAAGGTGATCCCGCCAGCCGGTGGCAACCTCCCGCTTCAGCCCGTGCATGTCATTCCAGATGGAATGGCCCTTAAAGTCGTGGCGGGCGTGGACGCGGGTTTGCTCACCGTTTGGGTGCTGTAGGGCAAGACGCAGCACGTCGTTTTCGTACAGCGCCACCTTGGCTTTGGTGATCCATTTCATGGGGTCCCGGTGGCCGGACCAAGCGTCGTGGTTCCCGCCGACAAGCCCAAGCCAGTTGATGCCAGGGTACGAGAACATCCATTCGGCCAGCCGCCACCCGTCCGTCGCCTTCACGGTCGAGGATGCGTACAGCCGCTCAAGCCGCCCAACCCAATTATCCGTAACGTCTCCGATATTGGCAGACAGGATGCGGGGCTGGTTGGCAACGGCCTTCATGTCCGACTCTAGCCGGACGAAATCGCAGCCGTCATTGTCGAGGTGCGGGTCCCCGGAAAGCCAAAGCCCGATAGGCCCGGCCATAGTGATCTTGACGGGGATTAGCTCCCTCGCCTCGTGCGCTTCAATGACCCTTTCCGCCGTGGCCCTGCGGCGCTCAAGGAGGGCTTCAAGCGGCTCATCCTTGGTAGGCAGGGGAGGAACGGTGAATGGGCGGCCAGGGTCGGTTTCTGCCTCGCCTAGACCGTATCGCGTTTTTGCTATCTCGACGCGGGATTGAAGGGTGGTTCGCGGAACGCCCGTCTGGCGGTGCGCCTCTGCGAAGTTGTGGCCGGCGCGCTCGAATGCCTCGAAAGCCTCGCGGGCCTGTTCGTAGGTCGTGGGGGGTGTCGGCATCAGCGGGTTGTGACTCCGATATACGGCAGCCACTTGGCGGCAAAGCCGGCAACGGCCCCGCCCATGCCTGCCATCACAATGAGAAGCCAGCGAGCCCCCTTCGCCTGAAGGAAGACCGTATGAAGCTCGTCCAACTTGCTAGCCATGTTGTTGACCGTGGCGGTCAGGTGCTCGACCTCTGTTTCAAGGCGGATCAGGCGATCCCGCGAATCGTCAGTCATCCGGTCCTCCCGAGCATCTGGCAAACCGCCGTCGAGGGGACCATCAAAGTGATGCCGGAAACCGGAGCGTAGGGGGACGAGTAGCCCCCCGTGAACACCCCCACCAACTTGCCGCTCATGGAAAACACGCCGCCGCCTGACATGCCGGGCATCCCAGTAACGTCCATAACGTGCGCCACTTTCCAGATAGCCCGCTCCTCCGAGCGGGTGGAGATAAAGCCGGCGAAACGCGCGAAATTCACCGCGCCGGGATTGCCGTAAGTCTGGATTGCGTCACCCTGCCGAAGCGGCCCGCAAGCGATTTGTGCGGCGGGGAGAATATCGCCCTCATACTGAATAACGGCGATATCGTGGGCCTTCGCCAGCCATAGAACCTTGGCCGGCATCTTCCGCCCGTCTGCCGTCTCAATCTCGATTGTGGGGGCTGTCTCGACCACATGCGCCGCAGTCAGGACCAGACGGCCCCCGATATGCGTCCCCGAGCCGTGGCCGGTGCCTACATGGATTTTGACGGAGAACCGTTGCGGATCAACGGGAGAGCACGCCAGCAGCGAGACACAGAATGCCGCCACGATGGCAAGCACGAGATAATAGCCTAGTCTGCTCATGGTGCCCCCACTGCCGCCGCGCGGCGCTGTTCGCAGGTCCGAAGGGCGGAACGGTCGCGGCCCCAAAGGCGCGCAACCTCTTCCTGTGAGAGAGCCCGGCCCGGCAATCTGGCGGGGGCATCGCAGGGCCTCAGAGCCTCAGCCGGAATGGCCGGCTTAACGATCTGAGTGCGAACAACCGGCGGGGTCGATGAGGCACACCCGCTCACGAGAAAGGCCAACGGAACCAGCATCAGGAAGCGCCGCATTGGCTTTCTCCAAATCAGACAGAAGTTGCTTTTCGCGGTCGGCGGCATCACGGGCTGCACGATCCGCAGCAGCGGCCACGCGCTCGGCTTCCGCCCGCGCCTCCGCCACGATCCGGTTGGATTTCTCAAGCTCGGCTGTCCAGTGCGCGTCCCGCTCCTTGCGGGCGGATGCAGCCGCGTCACTCAGAGCGCCGCGATAGGCGACAAGCGACATGCCGATCCCGAGAGAAATCAGGGCTGCCAGCACAAGGGCTGCGATGCCGTAAAGGATTGGCTTGGACGGGATCATTCTTCGCCCTCACTCTCAACGACGGGGCGCGCGTCCATCTGCGAACGGTAGTCCATCGAGCCAAAGCCGCGATGAATGCCGAGCGTTCCGAGGATCACAGCGCTTGTGAAAACCGCCCAAACCTTCGACATTTCGAGGGCCTGCGTGCGGATCGTGTCGCTTCCGAATAGGCCCGCTATCAGGAGCAGCCAAAAGCCGCCCCATGCGAACCAGAAGGAAATCCAGAAGGCTCGGCGGGATAGGCTGTAGCCGGGGCGTCTCACGGATAGGACGCCCACGGGAGTTGGAAGTGCGGCCCGTCCTTAAAGGTTCGCCAATCACCGCCCCACTCAATCGGCACACCCTCAATCCTGGCGGCCTCCTTCACGATGACCGCAAGCTTGCGATAGAGCGGCCAATCCCAGCGCACCTGTCCGTCAATGGTGCAAGCGAAGTCCACAGCGTGCGACCACCCGCCCGTGCCGGGGAGGTGACGCGAACGCATGGTTTTGGATGCACCCTTTGCAACGAGCCTGCGCTGTTCCTCGACCGAACGGATGCCGCAGGTGATGATCCAGCCAAAGCCTTCCTCATCAGTCAAAACGGCGGCGCGATGGACCACCCGCACAAGATCGGGGTGGACCTTCTCAAGCCGACGCAATGAGGACTCACCGAGGGTGATGCTCATTCTTGCCTCGCGATATTGTAGGTTATCCGCCGACCAGAACGGCAGCGGCATAAACGGTGGGAGCTGGAGCGCTTCCCACGTTGGCAGCGCCGGAAACCGTCGTTGACGCTGAAAGAGTGCCGGATGCACCGACAATCACCACCGCAGCGCCGGAAACGGTGGTCGTCGCGGTAAGGGTCCCGGAGACACCGCCGGGCGTTGCAATCTCACCGCTGACGGTCGCAGTCGCGTTGAGCGTTCCGGAGCCGGCGACAATGACAACAGCCGCAGCCGTGACGCTAAGGGTCGCTGAAACCGACCCCTGACCTTGGACAAGAACGCCGATACCACCGCTGACGGTCGTTGTTGCTGTGAGCGTTCCCGTAGCCGATACGGACGAGACGCCATCAGAGACAAGTGCCGACGCAATCGGGTATCGCGCTATAGGTGCGCGGCCGGGCACCATAGCTTAGTACCCCTGCCGCTCGCTGCGGATTTCGTCTGCCCGCAAGAACAGGGCGTCGAGGTCGAGAGACAAGGCCCCTGCTATCGCGACCACATCGGGGTCATTGCGCCGGATCGTGGTGGCATAATCCCACAGGGCCTTTTTGACAGCCCCCGCAGCCGATACAGCCGCGTTGACGCCATCCAGCGCGCCGGCCTCCGCAAGGGCCGCACGGAGCCACGCGATATGCATGGATTCCGGAACATCAAAAGAGGCAATCGGAGGCGTAAAGACACCGTTGGAATAGGTCCAGCCGATGTCCCCTTCCGTGGCCTTGATAAGGGTCAGGCCCGGCAAGCGGGCCGGGTCATCACAGAGGATGGTGTTGACGACCTTGCCGTTTTCGATAACGTGATAGCGCATTGTCAGGGCCTCGAAATCACGACACACAAGCCGCCGCCACCGGCACCACCGGCACCGGAGTTATTGCCATTCCGAGACGCACCACCGCCGCCACCGCCGCCACCGTAGCCACCCGTGCCGCCTGTACCGCCGACGCCCGTCTGGTGTGACGCGCCGCCACCGCCACCGCCGTAGAAAAAGCCTGAAATTTGACCACCGTTTCCGCCAGCGCCACCGGACGCGGTGCCTGCCGCTCCAATACCCGTCGTGGTTCCAACGCGGGCCGTATATTGCGTGGTATTGCCGCCCGCACCGCCACCCAGCGCGGTGTTATCGGTAAATATCCCGCCGCCGCCACCGCCGCCCGCGCATCCGAGGGCTGACGTGCCGCTCGCCGTAGGCTGCGACCCAGCGGTGCCCACACCCGCCTCCCCTCCGTTTATGCCGGCCCACCCAACGCCAAGATTGCTCGTTCCGGCCGCGCCGCCCGCTGCGGTGCTGGTGCTGCCGCCCGTTCCGCCGGTCCCTCCGTTTGACCGGCAATAAGTCCCGAACGTGGTTGCGCCACCAGAACCACCCGTTGCGCCGTCTTGGCTGTCTGACGTGCGAGCAGCGCCGGCTGTCCCGCCCGCGCCAATCGTGACCGTGACAGAGGTTGTAAGGTCTGAAGCAAGCGCGCGGTGAATGACAATCGCGGCTGACCCACCACCAGCGCCACCCGAAATTGAAGTGGACGTAGCGCCGCGACGGCCCGAACCGCCGCCACCGCCACCGCCAATGCAGATGATTTCAACTTCGCGCGCCCATGCCGGCTTGTTCCACGTCCCGCTAGACGTGAAGGTCTGGACATCGCCCATCAGGAACTCAGACGGAGCAACCGCCGTGATGATCGTTGCAGATGTCAGGCTGATGGCCGATCCCGTCGAGGACGAGAGGCGCGTGGTGCGCGCAAGCGTCGTGCCGGAAGACGTGTAAGTGCCAAGGAACAGTTCCCAGGCCGACCCGTCCACCGCCATGAAGTAGGAGGTTCCGCCATCCGTAAGGCCAGCCGATGCGAAGGTCTGGAAACCCGTCGAGGCTGACCCGAGCGTAATGGTGCCGGTGCCGGGAGTCCCGGACACCGACATCTGTGCGTTGTCCAGCAGGGCGAACGTCATATCAAGCGCCACCCTGCGTGAAGGTCAGGGACGTAACGTTGACCGTCTGGCCGGACGTGATGGAGGTGTTATCGACGGTCATGTCACCGCCACCGCCCGTCGCGGTAATCGTCCCCTGCGCGTGACAGGTTCCGCCGCTGCTCTTGAGCCGGAAGTGTCCGGCAGTCCCGGTGCCGCTTGCCGTGTCGCTGATCGGCGTGTTGTTCAGCGCCTTGGAACCGGAGGAAGCCGCAGCAGCCCAATCAGAGGCGAGCGTGTAGGAGATGAGAAGCGTTCCGCTGTCGGACGCGGCGCAGTTGGCCGGGGCAGAACCGGTGCGAAGCTCAAGAACAGCGGAGGTGCTAACCGTCGTCTCGATGGCGTCCAGCATAGCGTTGCGGACGGAAGTTGAAAGCTGCAATGCCATGTTTAAGGCTCCTTAGCTGAAGTCGAGGCCGAGAACGTGGCCTGTTTTGGTGGTTCCGCCATCAGCGGAGAGATAGACAAACATGTCCGTTTTCCCGCTTCCGGACGTATTGGTCGGTGCTGTTCCGGAGGGCCACTTGACACCTGTCGGTTGGGCGAAGGTGAACGAGCCCGTATTTCGGAGTTCAACAGTGATGCGGGCAAGCGCGCCATTCGACGGCCAGTTGGTAATCGTCGTTGTGTTGACGCTGGCCGATAGATTGACGATGAAGTGGCGGGCCGTTGAGGCATCAAGCGTCACAGACGTGGTTGATGCGTTGACGGTTGCTACCTTGCCCGTCCCCTTGACCAGATCGTTGATTGCGCTTTCAAGGTCATCGAACAGTTCATCTGCGTCGTCAGGATCAATCGCAGCGCCGAATGTCGGATTGGAGAATGCGTTAGCGGGCCGCGTGTAAGCGCCAGAAGAAATCGCCATTGTGTTCTCCGTTAGCGCGCGTAGAGATAGACGGTGCCGGCATCAAAGGTGCCAGACCCGAGAAAGCGCAGGGCATCAATCGCCGTTGAGTTGCCCATGATCTGCGTATTCGTGATGCCTACACCAGTTGCGCCATTCGTCGGTGATGCGCTTGTCGATCTGATAAAGATTGCCCGCGTCCTCGCACCTTCGATATGGCACATGCCATAATAAGGGTCTGACGCGTTGGTGAAATTCGAGATGGACGCCAAGGTCGTGTAGCTTCCACCATTATTGGTGGAATACTGGATGCTGACGGATTGAGTGCCGCTGGCGAACGAAACACCATCCGCATAGAACAGATATTCGTTATACGTGCTATCAAGCCCCGTCCACGATACGGACGTTCCCGATGTGGTTGCTTGGCTTGAGACGAGATTCCAGGCACCCGAACTGATGGTCCCGCCCGACATGGCGAGGCCAGCGCCGATTGTGATTTCTTCGGCCGCACCCGTTCCGGAGGTCGATCGCCCAATGAGCTTGTTGGTCGCAACGCCCGACGTGTTGGTGAGGGCAACGCTGTTCAGAAGCGCAACGGAGCCAAGGCCAAGGGTGGTGCGCTGGGCCGATGCGTCTGCATCGTCAATAAGGGCGCGTCCGGCAGAGGAAATGTCGGCAAGCGCAGCCGTTCCCGATCCGGTGAAGTAGGGGAGCTTATCGGCAGCGGACGTGAGACCGGCCAGCGCGGTAAGTTCCGCGTCCTTCGGCTGGTAAAGGGTGTTCGCCTGCCCAAGGTGGACGGCATCGCCGCTAGTTGTGGCATCACCCAGCCCGGTAAGCTTAAACCCGTTGAACGGGATGTTAGCCGTGATAGTCTGCGTGCCGTCCTTGAGGATGCAGGATGAGAGGCCGGTGGCAAAGCCGTCCATCTCGGCATCCATACGGGCCGCTAGGATTTTGGTTCCGGCGTTTCTGTCGGTGACCCACGAGTAGAGTCTCGAAAATGTTCCCGCAGCGAATGCCATGGCATGACCTCAACGAAAAAACCCGCCACGGGGGCGGGTTGGGAGAGCGGATGGACGAGAAACAGATCGATCTAGAGCCGCACCAATGGACGGCTCGGATTGACGACGTAGAACAGCCCAAGCCCCCGGAACCCTTTTGGGGTGCAGGCTGGCCCTTTGGCCTTCATGTGCTGATTGCGAGCGTGGTCGGTGGGGTTATCGCCCACTGGTGGAGGGGATACTAAGGGCACCGGGGGCAGCAGAACCACCACCCATTGCGCCCCTCAACAGCACCTCAACCATCCTTCGGCGGGCGTCTGCGTTGTTCTGTGACTGCTGAAGGATGGTCCCGATTTGCGCGGCGTTCCCACCGCGAGCCAGGAGGATTTCCGCCAGCTTTTCGCGAACCTGTGCCGTGTTGCCGGTAACGCCCGCACCTGCCCGGCTGGTCAGGTTGCGAAGGGCTCCCGAGAAGTTACCAGACAGCACGTTGCCGATGATTTCCGGGGAGAGCCCGGTGGCCTGACTGTCTGCCAGATTCTCCGCAGTCTTTGACCCGCCCATGGCTGCATTGCGGGTTTCAAACATCGTGTTTTCGCGACCGATGCGGCGGTCGAGAAGCGGGGCTTGGCCCGGTCGGGAAAAAGCGGGAAGCTCCTGCCGCATGGCGTCCGATGTGAAGTCGCGGGCCTTGTTGACGCCCTGCGCTGCATTCTGGACGCGCTCCGTCAGAACGTCGCCATAACCCGAACGAAAACCCGCCTGCTGCACCGGACCCATGCCGGTGAAGGTGCCGGTGGTGTCCTCAAAGCGGCCTCGCGTAGCAGCCTCGCGGCCCGTCTGGATCGCGTCGATACCTTCGCTTGCCGAACGGTAGGCATCACGGGCGCGGGCGTAAGGCGCTGACGCTGCGGTCAGGGCCTTGTCAATCTCGTTACGAATGGCCGTCAGTTGTTCGACCTGACCACCGGAGCCCGAACGGGTTGCGCGCCCAATCATGTCGTCTATTTCGCGCTTGGCCCGCATAACCTGAGTAAAGTCGGAGAGGTTGGAACGCCCATCCGTCAGCAAGGCACGGGCCTGCCGAACGGCGCTATCGATGGAATTATCGGCAATGCCACTCTGCGGGCTCATAACCCGCTGCAAGCCCGGCTGAAGCACGTCGTCAGCGGCGGCAATGGCGCGGGACACGTCAACAGCCCCAGCCTGATTGCGAGCTTCGCCGTAGAGGCTTGCGGCCTCTGCACGACGGGCGGCTTCTTGCACACCCTGTAACTGCTTGGCGGTCTGCGACGACCCGAAGGCATCATCGAGAGACCCCGCAATGCGCCGGCCCTGTTCCGCCTGTCGGGCGTCGAGGAATTCAACCGCCTGAGTACGGCCAGCGCCAGGGTTGCGGGTGACAGTGGAAAGCATCCGCTGCCCCGGATTGCCGAGGGCATCCGCGAGCGTATAGACGCCCTGCCCCTCCTTGGCCGCAGTCGCCACGTCGTCAACGATCTGCTGCACCGGGCGACCGCTTTCCGAGACAGCCCGTGCGACTTGGTTTTGCGCGAACCGCTCCGGGTTCATGCGTGCCGAGATATTGGACGTGATCGGAGCCGCTAGCGTAGAAACGCCCTGCATCACCCCCGGCAGAGCACCACCCACAACACCGCCCGTCAGAGCGCCCGTCGCAGCCCCGCCGATGCGGCCTTCGCCCGATCCGGTCAGCGCGCCAGTCAAGCCACCATAGGCCGCGCCATCAGCCGCAGCGGCAAGGGAACGAGCACCCAAGCCGGCGTTGGCCCCAAGAAACCTGCCAGCGGTCAGGCCAGCGTTGGCAGCACCCACGCCCGTTGCGATGCCGGCCCCGACCTCTGCGACAGAACCAAGCAGGCCATCGCGGGAACGGTCCTGCTCAAGCGCCATATCCTCGCGGGCCTTGGCGTAGTTGTACCCCTCAACCGGATTGATGGTGCCGCGACGGATCATCTCGAAAGGCGTCAGTGCGCCCGCGATAATCTCATCAGCCGCGCCGAAGGTGAGGCCCTGCATGATCTGGCGCTGAAGCCTGCCAGTACCGGAGCCCTGCCGTGCGATGTCCTCGCGTGCGGCAGCCCGATAGCGGTCCTCCTCAGGCCCCTTTTCAGCCGCGCGGAAATCCTCCCACGGCGGCTTTTCAGCGGCTCGGAAGTCCTCCCACGGCCCGCTCATTGTGCGCGCTCCCACGACGACTGCTGGGAAGGATCGCCGCCCTTGTAACGGTAGCCCCTGCGAACCTCGCCGGGCTGCGGCACTGCCGTAGGAGCGGCGGGGGAAGGCTGCGGGGCTGCCTGCGGTGCAGGGGGCTGACCGGGCGTCTGTCCGGGGCGGAAATAGTCACCGCCGCGAAGCTGCCGAACGCGGTCCTGCTGCAACGTCATCTGACGCTCGGCAAGCTGCAACATGCGGTCAATCGTGCGCTGCCGGATATCCGGGGGCGTCGAGGGGTTTCCGAGGATTTCCCTGAACTGCGCCATTTCCCGGTCAGTGGTCGCGCCCTTGAGAATGTTGGACATGCTCTCGATAGCCTGCCCGCTCATGATCTGGTTAAACTCACGAGAGGCTTTAGCGCGCTCGGGGTCAGCAATCATGCCCGCGCCAGGAATGCCAGACGTGCCGATTGACGTAAGGGCACCAGCGGTAACGCCTGAATAAGCCTGCGCGTTAAGCTCACGAGCGCGGCGCAGGGCTTCAACGGTATTGCCGAGCACCGGAATCTGGTCCTCTGCATCCATGATGGCCTTTTTATCGGCAGACGACATTTCCTTCGGAGCTGTGTGCAGAACTTCCCGCGTCTGCGGGTTGATGACCGAAGCTCCGGGCGGGACAATCATCGGAGGCCGTGCAGCCTCGCGAACCGTCGTTGACTGATTGCTACGCGGGTCAACAGAGATGATCGACCCATCGGGGGCGGTCATGATCTGATTTTGCGGAGCCGTGGCGTTACGCTGTGCGATAGCGGCTTCGGCCTGCGCCTTTTGCAAAGCCGCCTGCGCCTGAGGGGTGCTCTGCGCCATCTGCTGCTGAATGATCTGCATGGCAAAGGGGCGCGTCTGCGGATTTTGCATCATGCGAGCGAGAAGCGCGCGATCCGGCTGCCCCGGTGCCTGTATCTGCGGAGCACCCTGCGGGGTAGCGCCGGGCGGCATGGGGGCCTGCATCTGCTGCGGCATTCCCTGCGGCTGCGGAGGCTGCTGGGCCGGCATCGGTGCTGGAGCCGGTGCAGGGGTAGCCATGGGGGCCGGGCGGCCCTGTAGCACAGCCGCAAGCGCCTGCGGATTGGCGAGGCCCTGACGGAGGCGGTCGGCCTCTCCCGGTGCAAGGCTCTGTTCGTCCCGCAGCATCATCAGCCTGTCGCGCTCGTTCATCTGCGGCGCGAGGGCCTGTGCGATGGCCTGAGGCGGGGGCTGGGGTGCCGGACCAGCCGGCATCGCCTGCGGAGGCGGCTCAAGGTTCGGGCGCGGCTGCGGCATGGGGGCCTGCATCGGAGCGCCCTGCGGTGCGACCTGATCGCCAGCCATCATGTTGTCAACGGACGGGGCCGGTGTCGGGGGACGCGGCTCGGGGACCGGGGCTGAGAACAACACCTGTGCAAGCGCCTGCGGATCGGGGCCGGCAGCAATCGGAGCCGGGGGCGCGGGATCGGCGGGCGGCATCGCCTCATCAAACGACATGGCGGGCCGATCAAGGGCCGGTGCCTGCGTATCCGAAGGGAGGTTGCGACCGTCAACAAGCGGGGGCGCTTCCATCCCGTCAGACCCGGTGAGGGTGTCGGCGGGGGCCTCGGCGCGGCGCTGCGATCCATGCCGCTGAAGGTAGTTCAGGAGGCTCGTCCCGTTGGAGTCCTGCGGGTTATAGCGCCCGCCCGTCTCAAGGAACCGGGCAAGTCCCTGGTTCCCGCCAAGGTGCGCGACGGCCCGCATACCCTCAAGCGTGACAGGAACACCGTTGATGGTCTGGCCCACGTAGCGGTCAAGACCACGCTCAACGATGTTCCGGTCGATGTCCGCGAAGTGCCAGCGCTCGGCTGCCTGCTGCAATTCCGGGGATGCCATGAACGCCTGCGGGGTCGTGCCCTGCGGGATGGCCCCTGCTGCGGCTGCCTCGGCAATGCGAGGCTGCGAGAACTGCAACCGCCCGAAATGGCCCACGGTCCCGTCACGACGCGGGACGGAATTGCGCGCGCCCCAGTCCCCGCCGCTTTCAGACTGAATGAGGCTGGCGGGGGATGCGGTAGGCGCAGCGGGAGCCGTTCCTGTGGCAGACGGGGCGGTCGGTGCGGGGGAAGCCGGGGCCGCAGACGGAGCGGTCGGGCCACCAGCGCCGGCAAGGAATTGCGCCATCATCTGATTGGCCTGCGTGGCTTCGGCTTGCGAGCGCTGGCGTTCCCGCTTGTCACGCATCCCATCGAAAGCGCTATCGAGAATGTGCGCAACACCCTGCAACGGGTGTTCAATCTTCGGAGGCCCACGACGGCCCTGAAGAAGCTCCGCCATCAGCTTGCGCTTACGCAGTTCTTCCAAGGACGGACCAGCGACGTTCGGGTCTTGTGCCTGAGGCATGAAGGCTTCAAACATTGCTCAACCTCACAGGAAACCGGAACATGCCCTTGGCGAGCGTACCGCCAAGGCTGAACAAGCCGCTGTTGAACGAGTTGGCGGCCTGCAATTCCGCCTGATAGGACTGGTTCACAATGTTGGAGTAATCCACCGGAGCAACCTGACCCGACCGATACTGGCCGTTCTGCGGAAGCTGCATTTGCGTCCCGCCCATCAGTGCAGCCCACTCATTAATAGGCTGGTTTCGCTGCATCATCGTTTCTTGGATGCTGTTCGCACGCAAGGCGTTCTGTGCGTCAAACTGCGCCTGCTGCATGTTGAACTGCTGACCAGCGGCGGCATTGTTAAAGCCAGCCCCGGTAAGTTCATTCTGGTACTGCTGTTGCTGTGAGGCGTTATAAAGCCCCGCCTGCGCTAGCTGCTGCTCGTAAGCCTGCTGCTGAGATTGGTTGGCAAACTGCCCACCGGCAAGGCTTTGCGCGAATGCCTGCTGCTGTGCGGCATTCTGGAACTGGCCTTGCTGCAACGCATACTGGTTGTTCTGCGCCTGCAATGCGGCCTGCTGCGCCGTGGCATCGTTGTAAAACGAGGCTTGGCCCATGTTCTGGTTATACTGCTGCTGCTGGCCCTGTAGCTGCAAGGCGGCAAGCTGGGCTGCCGCCTGATTGTTCGCAGCCTGCCCCTGAATGCCAAGCTGGCCCTGAGCGATGCCGAAGTTCTGCTCCTGAGCGCGGGCCTGATTGTTGAAGGCAGCGAGGCCCGCTGCGGTCTGGTTGTTCTGCCCAATCGCCTGATTGCCGAACTGCGCCGCGCCCAAATTCTGATTGTAAATCTGGCCGGCTGCCGTGTTCGCAAACTGCCCACGCCCCATAGCCTGCGAATAAGCCTGGGCCTGCGCTGCGTTCTGGAACTGGCCTTCCTGCAAGGTCTGATTGTTATTAAACCCGGTCGCGTTGATGCCGTAGAGGCCACGCGCCTGCGCCTGATCAAAGGACTGCGCCTGTGCCTGATTGGCGAATTGGCCCTGCATCTGAGAGAGGCCAGCAAGGCGAGACTGCTCCTGACCACCCGCAAGGACGGTCTGCATTCGGGCATCATTTTCCTGCCGGCCAATCTCGTCAAGGCGACGGTTCCAAGCCTCAGTACCCTCCGTCAGGCCCTGATTGCGAAGGCGCTCCTCAGTGGCGACACGCTGGCGGTCGAACTGCGGATTAAGACGCGAGTAAAGCGCCTCTTCCACCCGCTGGCGATCTGCCGACCAGTCCTGCGGCCCCATGGACATCTGAATGTCGCCGGCAGGGCCGAAGTCGGTCCCGACACGATCAAGGGAGACGTTATTCGCCATCGGGCCGGTCTGGCCGAACGTCTGGCTAACCTGCGGCCCCTGGTCAAAGGTCGTCTGCGCCTGAGTGGTGTCATACGTGGACTGCAAAGCGGGGGCGTTAACCTGCCCCATCCCACCCGCGCCAAACGAGAAGTTGGAACCGAGCTGCTGTGCGGTCGGGATATTCCCCGCGCTGGCAAAGCTGGTCTGAAACTGTTGATCCAGCGGGTTGAGGTTGACGGTGCTCGCAATCTCCTGAGAGATGGGCGCAAGGGAATTCTGAATCTGCCCGGTCTGAATGCCGCTCTGCAACTGAGGGCCGGAACCGACACTGCCGAGGGTCGGGGCCTGTGTAACCGATCCCGCCTCGGGGGCTCCTGCAAAATCAAGGGGCGTGCGGGTGTTGGCGTTGATCCGGTGCAGGCCCTGAATCGCGGCGTCTTGGGCAATCGAGGTTGCGTGCTGCCGCTGCCCGTAGAGGTGCTGGTTTTCGGCGGAAAGGTTGTTCTGGACCGAATAGCGCGGGACATCAATCAGCCCGCCGTTACCGTCCGAAACCTGCTGCGTTCCGATCTGCTGATAATTCGTCGTGGACCCGTCAAAGTTCGTCGTGTTCGCATTGCCCATAATGGTGTTGGCAATAGCGGTGTTGACGTTCCCGGAGGCTTCGGCGGCTGCCGTTACCTTGGGATCGGGGGGAGAAGGAGGTGAAGCCATTAAAGGTCCCTCAACCAGCGGCATTCGTCTTTCAGAAGGCCGTAGGAAATCGCTGCATCCTTGCCATTGAAGGCGAGGCGGTGAGTGCCTTCCTCGACAAACCCCACGCCCTTGAGAAACCGCCGAATGGCTCGATTTTTCTTCGAGACAAGCGCGGTAGCTCTCAACAGCCCGAGGTCAGAGAAGGCAAAGCGTGCGAGGTTCCGAAACGTCTCCGGAAGCGCAGCGCGGGGATTGTCCAGAGCGGCTGCCAGTTGGCAGTTCCACCCGGTGAACTCATAGAAAACCACGCCCCCGATGATCTGATCACCCGAGACGATGCCTGCGGTCCTGTAGTGCTGGGGAAGCCAGCCATTCCAGATGGGAACGCGCTGCGAGACCCATGGGCCGACGATGTGGTCTGCGTCCAAGAGAACGCGCCCAACCAGTTTCAAAGGAGCCCGCCCCGTTCGAACACAACGTCAATCCCGTTGACGGTGTACGGCTCCGAAAGGCTTAGCGAGATGGCAACCGTTCCCGCCACACCCACACCGTTGACCGTCTGCCAGCTAGACAGAGGAACTGTCTCGGCCCCCCACTCCGCCTCATCCCATGCCGTGAGGTCCCACAGGGGACCGGAGAGGTAGGCGAGAGACGATCCTGTCCCCCAAAGGGCCTGACCCCACCGGCCAAGGCCCCAAGCGCCCAAGGTGTACCTGGGGGAGGTCGGGTAGGAGTAGGAGATATTCGACGTGTTGTAGTCCACCGCAGCCGCAAGGCCGGGATAATAGTCGGACGGGCCGAACGCGAGAACGCGAGCCTCTTTGAAGTGCTTTCGGCCTGAGGTTCCAAAGCGGTTGAAAGCCGGGATTAGCAGCGCTTCGATGTCTGCCCCGTCGTCGTCATATTCATCGGTGAGGCGGATGACCTTGCCGTCATTCGTCCCGCCATACATGCCATCCCCGAAGGACGACCAGCAGTTCACATCAATGGCTTTCCAGCGCGCCCATGCGCCGGTCGAACTGTTCATCACGAACTGGTATTGCGTGCGCCCCGCAATGACGGGGACGTTCACAATCACAAGGCCCTCTTTGGCGTATTCAATCGGCTGCCAGCCAAAGACGGAGCCGGAAGACCGATAGGCGTCCTCGAAAGCGCGGCTGATCTTGGACGAGGCCGCAGCCTGCGACTGACCAGACGGGGAAATCGGAACCACGCTCGAAAGCGCCACCAACCCACCGGATGTCAGGACACCCAAGTCCGCGCCGACCCTGACAAGGCACCGCCTGCCAATCGGCTCGGGAATCTTGAAAATACCCTGAAGCTGCCAGAGGTCCGCATCGTTCGGGTCCGTCCCCGAATAGATTGCCACCTCACCCTTGGACGTGATGAAGACGAGGTTGTCATCCATCCCCGCCCCACCGTCGCGGGTGATCGTCCCCATGGCGACAAGGTAGCCACCAGCTCGGCAAAGGGGGCCGATGTTGAACTCAGTAGCCGTTCCCTGAATAGACGCGCCCGCCAGATACCGGGCCCGCAGGCTGTCCTTTTCCACGAACCAAAGCCGGTTCTGGTGGTTGCAGACATTGACCAGCAGGGCAGCGCTTACGCCCGTGATGGTCGAGGTGTTCCACGAGCCGTTGTAGTACCGGACGCCATCGGCACCATTGCAGGTGATGAGGAAATTCCCACCCGCCGTTGCCATCATGGTGTGCTGCCAACGGGCGTTGGTCAGGCTTGTAAGCTGGGATGAGGCGGTGCCCGTCGTGACGTTGTAAAGCGTGGTCCCTGCGACAGCGAACAGCTTGGCAGCCGAGGCGTCGGGCGGGTTGTATTCCATCAGCGTCTCGACGGGGACGCCAAGGCCGGAACAGAACGTCTCATACCCATTGCGAACGGAAACGTCCGTCGCGCCGGGCGTGAAATTGTCCATGATGACCGCATCAGCCGGGTCCATGGACGCCAGCGCATCGCGTGCATTCCAGCCACCCGTCGAGGGTGGGATAATGGCCGTCGTTGCCCGCTGCTGAAACGGGTTGCGCCGCTTAGCCAAGAGCGTAACCGCTGTCGGGAACGTTGGTGATCGACAGGAACGGGTCTTCCGGTGCCCCTTCCATGTTCATGACACGGCCACCAAGCTCCTGCGCCATCCGCCGTTCCTTGCGGTTGAGATAGCGGGCCATGGCATTCGTGGAATCAAAGCCCTTGACATCAAGCCAGCGGGCCGTTGCCCCGAGGATCAGCAATTCCTGATCCAGAAGCGGGACATCGGTATCCGCCGTCATGCTGTCGATGTCGGTTCCGCTGGACGTTTCCGCCCAGTTCTTCGACACGTAATTATAGACCAGCGTGTCGCCGCTCACCGTCACCGGCGGCCAGATGCGGATGCCATCCCCGGTATTGGAGAAGAACCGGCGAACACCCACCTGCCCCGTCGTGCTCTCCCGCCGATAACGGTCAATCAGAACGGTGTCAGGGCCTAGAAGCTGCCAGTTGTTCGTCCGATCCCAGGATGTGCCGTCAATCATCCGCAGGAAGTCGGACGGATAGGCGTAATCGGACGTTCCCGAAACGGTGGTGATGGTCTGCGTCTTGACCAGTTTCGGCCAGTCGGCATCGTCGCAAAGGGTCTTGCCCTCACGGTTCAGGAGCGCCGCAATATGGCGCACCTGCTGGTCGGATGACGTGGTGACGACGGTCGGAACGGTCAGGCCAAGCTCAAGGCAAATGGTCTGCACCATCGTCAGCAGGGACATCAGACCACCTCAAGCTTTCGGGGGCGTCCGGGGCCTCTCTTGGGCTCCGGCGCTTCAGCGGCCTTCAGGACGAGATTCGCCATCTTGCGCGCTTCAATGGCCCCAAGCCCGATGGCAGAAACCGCAGCATCAGACGCGCCGGCCAGCATTTCGCAGTTGTGAATGCCCTTCAGCTTGTAGCTAAGGGCCATCTGGGCGTTGAAGCCCGGAATTTCGGTAAGCGGAGTTCCGCCGTAGTCCACTTCCTTGTGGCCGGCCTCGAATGCCGCATATTCCGCAGGATATTGAGCGATAAGCTCGGGAGTGGCCTTGCCCATCCACGAGCACGGATCGCCGATCGTCTTGATTTCGATGTAAGTCACACCGTCAACTTTGGTGAACTCGGCAGTCTGGTTGATAGCCATGGGGCCTCAAGAAAATGGGGAGGGGTTGCCCCCTCCCCGGTTGCGTTAGGGCAGAACCGCACCCACGACGGGGTAGTTCAGCATGCCAGCTGCGGTGCCAGCCGAGCCACCGCGAGCGGTGGTCAGGACAAGACCGTCGATCTGGAAAGCGCCCGTGGTGCCGTCGTCATCAAGCTGGCCGGCGGTCGCAGTGGTGTTCACGCGGGCGTTGGCAGCGCACGAAGCGCTAACCTGCACGTTGATGGCACCCTTGCGGCAAATCCAGCCGTACTCGTTGTCAGCGAAGGCAACGCCAGCAACACCAACCTTATCGCCGCGCGCATCGTTCGACGTGGAAAGCTGGACAGCCTGCCCCGCCTCATCGATGAACACGACGTAGTTGGCCGAAATGGCACCGTCAGCCTGGACATACTCCCACTCGGTGCCGCCGTTGCCGTCCACCGTCTCACCCAGTGCAAAAAGCTGGGTGGTCGAGGTCTCAAGCAGCTTGACGCCGAGCTTGCCCGTGGTCGCGAAAGAGGTATTAGCCATTGTCGCGTCCTCCTCAGGCGCAGATCACAGCCTGAAGGCTGCGGTTCGAGATGGTCATGTTGCCGGCCCACGTAACGGGCATCACCATGGCATCCTGGTTGATCGAAGCGCGCTCACCGAGCGGCTTGAACTCCTTGCCCTTCGCCGGACGCATGAAAATGTAGTCCGTGTTGAGCATGTACATGTGCGAGGCCGGGCACTGGTCATCGTAAACAACCGGGCAGTTGCCCATGTAAACGAGGTTGGTAAAGCCAGCACCGGCCCCCTTGTCGTCAGCAAAACGCTGCTGCGGCTGGAGGGATTCCAGATAGAACTGGTAGTAGTTCTGCGAGGCGACGATGATGTCCGGCTTGTCGGCACCGCGGATGGTGCTGATCCAAGCCGTATTCATCGCGTTCTGGATGGTGTCCTTCGACGGCGTGACCGAGTTGGTCGAGAAGTCGAAGACATAATTCCGCCACCACGAATAGGTGGAGCCGGAAATACCGCCAACGGTGTTGGTGTTGACATCAGGCACGAGAAGCTGAAGGCCACCAATCTCCTTGCCGCTGTTGCCGGTGCCAGTGGCATAGAGGGCCGTGGCAACGGTGTTCTTAAGCGACTTCTCAAGGTTCCGAATGCGGGAGCGGAGGAGGTTGTGGACCGCCTCTTTGCCGCTGTTCTGGATTTCCTCAAGGCCCGTGATCGTCACCGAACCAACAAGCTGCTTGTAAGCGAACTCAGCGGCGGTGAAGGTCTCGGACGGCGACACGTCGAAGGTCTCTGCGCCAGAATACCACCCAACGGTGCTGTTCTCGGCGTACTCAAGCTCCTGCACGATGGAACGTCCGGTGGCGGGCTTCTTGTTGCCCTTCCGGTCGATCTGCTTCATCAGGGCATTGTGGTTGGTGATATTATCGGCAAGCTCGCCGGAATACCCCTGGAGGGTCGTGGTAACGATGTCAGTGAATGCGGAATTCGGGGAGGCCATCGGCCTTGCTCCTTAAGAAGGGAGATTCCTCAATCGTAACCAGCCGAAGCGAGAGACTGCGCCAGTAGTGCATCCAGCCCCTTTGGCGTCGTGGTTCCCTTGGGAAGGGTTCCGGGCGACTTCACGGGGGCAGCCTTTTGGGCTTTCAGTACGGCAGCCGGGTCTTGAACGGGGGCGCGAGCCGCCGCAGGAATGCCCTCAAGGGCCTTTCTGATCGGACCCGAAGCAATCTCATAAGCGTGGTCCAAACCATCCGCCTTGCCCGTTTGCAGCAGCATTGCGATGGACTCTTTCAAGTCCTCGAAATACGGGTGCTTTAGCTGGCCGGATTCGTCTTTCGCGCTTTTGAATGCGTCGATGGTCGATTCAATCTCACGGGTCTGCTGCTGCTGAACGAATGCCTCTAATTGGGCAAGCTTCTGGCCGACGGCGTTGTTCGATTGGGAAAGCTGTTGAACGGCAGGATCAATGGGCTGGATGCCCTGACCCTGTGCGAAGGCCCGCAAGTCAATCCCGTAATCCATCGCGATCCGCGCAATGGCGCTCGCCTTGTCCTGAGGCGTTCCCGTGCGAAGCGTTCTCTCAGCAGCAATCAGGCTTCCAACAAGCTGATGCGGCTGTGTGCCGATCTGCTGGGAAACCTGGCTAAGATAAGCCTCGTACGGCGAAAGGGCCTCTAGATAGGGGGCAGCCTGTTTGCGCTGTTCAGCGACTTCCTGGGCTTTGCGGGTGTAATCCGCCTCCATCGCCTTGTAACGATCCGAAAGAACCTTTTGGGCCTTCCGGTCTAACGTGGCGAATTCGGCTTTGTCAGCGTCAGACCAGCGAGCCGGGGGCTCAATCGGAGGCTCAACAGGCTGCTCAACGGCAGGGCTGGCCTCTGTGGTCTTGGCTGCGAATTTCCCATCGGGGGCGCGCTCTTGCCCGGTTTCCCGAGCCTCTGCGGCCTCGATATTCTTGGAAATGATATCGTCAAGCGAGTGGCGAGCGGGTTCCGTTTCCGGAAGGCCAGCCGTTTCGACTTCTGACATTAAATGAACCTCTGTTCCGCTTAATCTTTCCACCAGCTCGGCCGAGATGGGCCGGTCCAGTCATTCCCAACTTGCCTAGTCCCGGTCTTCTGTTCGTAAGCCCGGAGAGCGGAGCGGCTGGAAATCTCTACGCCGTCCTGTGTCGTGAACGGCTTGATGTCGGGGACAACAAAAAACCCGCCGTTTGACGGGCGGGCTTCATGCTTGGGGACGAGCTTGCCGTCCCGCATCACATATGTGGTTTTCATTCGAGGTCTCGGAAAGCGGCGTACACCCACGCGCGCCCCTCAGGGCTTAAAGAGCGAAGGTGGGTGGCAAGCCTAACAGCGTGGCCGTCCTTTTCCGTCCTTGCATTGGCTATGCAAACGTCTAAGTCGTCATCCGACAGGCTGCCGATGTCGATGATCGCACTAAGCGGCCCTTCCCCCAACATCCTTGCTTCGTAGGCCCGCAGCATCAGCGCAAGTGGCCGGTAGATCGTGGCCTCTAATTCAGTGGCTTCCTGTCGTTTCACCGCAATAGCATCTAGGGTTTCCCTGATGCGGGCGTTCTCGGCGGCGATGTCCATGCCGGCGCAAGCGTTGATACCCAGGAGTGCTCGCTTCACTGAGGCCATAAATTCAGAGATTTCGGGCTGTTCCGCCATGATTCTACCTGTTTGCCATCGCCATTGCCAGCGCCTGCACCTGCTGAGACAGCACCGCTAGCGCCTGCATCACGTTGGGGTCGCCCTGCTGCTGCATCATCTTGGCCTCGGCGTCTGCCTGGACCTTCTGCTGCTTAATGGCGAGGTCGCCTTGGGCCTTCTGCTGTGCGATTTGAAGCTGGCCGTCTGCCTTCTGCTTCTCAATCGCGAGCTTGCCTTCGGCTTCCTTCTGCTTCCCGTCGTTCTGATTGGGCGGGTTGATCTGGCCTTCCGTCATCTGCTGGCGGAATTCCTCAATCTTATCCTCCAACTCACGGCCAGCCTTGAACGACCGCACGCCAAAGCCGAGCATGTCGAACACAAGCGGCCCAAGCTGGGGGACCTGCATCACAGCCGGGATGGCCTGCTGCATGTAACCAGCCACAGCGGTCAGCATCTCGACGCGCTTCTGCTGCTCTGCCTGCGCGTCTTCAAAGATCGTGCTGTCAGTCTCGATATTGACGGCATAGCCCCGAAGCCGGTCCTCCCGCATGATCTGGACCATCTCAGGCGTCACCTGAATGCCCGTCATCCGAGAGAGTACGTTCGGCTCATAGTGCTCTGCGATAAGCTCCGCCTTGATGCGGAGGGTGTTCTTGATCCAAACCTGTACCGCACGCTGGCGGCGCTTGAGGCGAAGCGAGCCAAACTGGCTCTTGATCTGCTGTGCGCCCAACGTCTCATTGGGATCGGAGGCACCACGGAGAATGTCCGAGATGCCCGTAATCTCATAAATGGCGTCGATAAGCTGCTGGCGCTGGACGTAAAGCTCCTTGAGCACCACCGCAATCATGGTGATGTCTTCGGCCTGGAACTGCGCCTGTAGCCCACCCTTGGCTGCTAGCTCGCTATAGTTCTCAACCGGGATGAAGTCGTTATCGCCAGCGGTCGCGAGCCGCTTCAACTCCACCATGGCCTTATTGTAAACGCCGCGCCGCTTGAGGGCCCGTGTTAGCCGGCTAATGCGGCCCGTAATCTCGTCAAGGTCGGCAGCCTGATCCTTGTATGCGAAATACTCAGGGTCAGGGATGATGCTGTCATTGGTGGAATACGAAATCAGCGGCTCGGCGCAGGGGTAGAAGTTTTCCAACCCATACGGATCATCGTCAATGCGGAGAACGTCAGGAGCGCCCTTGACGTGCCAAATACGCTTGCGGTCTGCCTTGTGCCAGACCTCCCACACCTCAGCCTTTTTCATCTCCTCAGGGATGCGACGCTCGTCCTGCCCCATCTGAGGAGCCCAATCAAACGGGACCTTATCGACCGTCATGTTGGACTGTGCGCCAGGGGGGGCGTTATCAAGAAGGCTCGTCACCTCGTCCTTGTCCATCGTGTGGCGGAAGGCGAGCCAGCCCACCTGTTCCCACGTCCGGCAGTCCGGGTGAATGAAGTCCTCCCAAAACACATACTTGAGGCGGCACTTCTGGTCGGTGATGACCTTCTGCGTTATCGGCTGGCCTTCCTCATCCATGAGGGGCTGGCCGGTCATGGGGTCGGCTATCGGCTGGTCTGTGAATTCCGGCTCGTATTCAACGCGAACGATGGCGCGACCGGGAAGGAGATAGTCCTTCACGCCAGCCTCATAGACCTTGCCGTCACCACCCTGATTTTGCGTGTAGATCAGCGCGCGCTCTAGGGCCTCGCCAACTTCGCGAGCAACTGGGTTTTTCTCATTGAAGTTGCGGCGAACATCAGGCTTGGGGTCACGCCCGTAAAGGGCAGCCTGCAACACCTCAGTGTTGGAATAGAGGACGTTGAACCGACGCGCCGCACGCTTGGCCTCCTGTTCGGCCTTGTATCGCTTGCTGACCTCACGTCCTGCATCACGGAAGCCCTTTAAAGCGTCCTCAGCGAGCGTGATGGTTTGCGTCCACCGAGCCGCTGTGTGTTCAGTCGTCTCGGTTTCGGCGGTCAAATTCATCCATCACCTCGTCAAGCGTCTTGGGCCGCAGCAGTTCTGCCAGCGGGTCCTTGGGCTTCTCAGGCCGGGTTAGCTCTCGGAAGGCCATAGCCATGTATCGGGCCGCATCAGCCGTGTGGCTGGTCCAGTCATGGCGGGGGCGGTCCTTGAATGTCTTTAGCTTCTCGTCAAAGTCAGCGCGGTACTGCCGCAACGCCTCGATGCCAGCAGCACAGCCGTCCTTGTCCCACCAGATGCGGGGGAACATGACGCGCAGCGAGTTGATACCGTCATCTACCTTGTGATCCGCCACCAGCCTGGGCTTGCGGCCTAGGCTAATCAGCGTCTCAACCCTCGTCCTGCCCGTGCCTAGTTCCCTGACCTTCGCGTCATGAGGCACGAAGTCGTGGCCGTAGTTATGCCCTAAGGCGTCTAGGGCCTTCACATAGTGCGGTAGAGCCTTGCCGCTGTCCTCGATATGCCCAACCGCCCGAAGGCCGTCATGGGCGATCTGGAACAGCCAGATGGCCGTGCTATCACCAATGCCAAGGTCCCAAGCCGTGTGAACCGGAAGGCTCTGGTCAACGGCTACAGCCGTGATGCGTCCTGCCCGTTCGGCCTCAGCTATCTCTCGCCCGTAATAGGCACCGATGATTGCCGCATCAAACGAGCATTCAAACTCCTGCGCGAACTGCTCAGGCGTCATGTCGGCCCGTGCTAGTTCCAACTCCTCCGCGTCGAGGATGCCCGTCTCTGAGGCCCGTAGGAGGCCAGAGAACCACGTAGGATCAGCCCTTGAGACCTCGAACAGCCGGAAGAACTCATTGCGCCCCTTCGGCGTGCCAATGAACGTTGCCCACCCCTTGCGGTCTGCCAGCATGGGGCGGATGACCTCACCCCACACGCTAGGCCGCATATCGGCGTATTCGTCCAGAACCACGCCGTCGAGATAGGCACCCCTCAACCTGTCCGGGTTGTCGGCGCCATGAATGCGGATGCGAGCCCCATTTAGAAGCTCAACCCACAACTCAGCCTCGTTCTTGTCTGCCGTGATCGGGAGAGAGAACCGCTTGAGATATTCCCACGCCACTTCCTTGGCCTGCGCCAGATAGGGGGCCACGTAGGCATAACGCCCGTGGGGGATGCTTAGCTGTATGGCCTTGCGTATCTGGTCGTTGATCGTTGCGACCGTCTTGCCGCAGCGCCTGTGAGCGACAAGGACAGCCCATCGCTGCGTCCGGTGGTGATAGGGCTTGAAGACATCGCGCGGCCTATAAGGCAGCGTGACTAGTCTTCCCACCGCACCACCAGAGCCCCTCCACCCTCTCCGCTGATCTGCATCGGCAGCACCTTGCCAAGCAGCGCAGAGAACGCCTTAACGTCAGTCGAGGCCACATGCACGAGATAGCCCGTTAAACCGTCCTTGCCCTGCCCGTCGTTGCCGACCTTCTCAGCGGCGAGAAGGATGGCTTCCTTGAGCGTCTTGGTGGTGGCGTTAGGCGTGCCTTTCTTTCGGCCCGTTTTAGACCTATCCAAGCCTACTTTAGGAGCGGCCATCGCTCACCGACCCCAACGCCGCGCCATTTCAGGCGTGTCAACGTAGGCATTGCCGCCATCGTGGCCGGTGCGGTCCATATAGCGGAGCTGGTTGTCCGTTACGTGGTCGCGGATCATCTGGCGGTTGAAGCGGCCAGACGGGGGAAGCGGTGTCTCATCCAACATGCCGGGCACTGCCATGCCGATGGAGCCCTGAGGCCCGTAGCTCTCCTGAGGGGCAGGGAACATCACTTCGTTCCGCCTATCCTCAATAGGGGCGCGGGGCATCTGCTGCCAAGCCTGCTGGTTGGGCTGTGCGTACTGGAATGGGGCCTGCTGCCCCGTGGGGCCGAAGCTGGACAGTGCGGATAGCTCCTGAAGCGGATCGGCTTGACGCTGTTGGGCGGCCATCATCGCCTTGATGAGCGGGTCGTTGCTTTCCATCACTCAGCCCACTCCCGATAGAACGAGTATACTAGCGCCATGGCTGCGAAGATGCAGGCGATGACCCCTAGAGAGAGACCAGCGAGGAAGCTCAACACGCCCTCACCACCACAACAGCCACGAGCAAGCCAGCAAGGAGGGCTAGGATGAACTCAGCCATTCCCTGCCTCTGAATGAAGCGCGTGGCCGTTGGCACATGCTCCCGTTTACCCATCGGCCCTATGTCTTCAGGTGACGATGTGATGGGCACCACGCCAAGATGCGAAGCCGAAGCCCGCACCAACCTTGAATCGAAAACGCCCCCAGCCGAAGCCAGGGGCGTGTCCCGCCTGAAAAGACGGGGAGAGAACCGAAGTGGATTCACTCTAGGCAAACCCATATAAACGCTGGCTTCCTGCCGTCGAAATCGCCTCAAAACACCGAGACGATTCACACCCTATAAATGCGAGGCGGCCGCCTAACGCTGACCCTTGGCTATCCGCAGCGCCGAGGGCAAAAGCGCACGGCTTAAACGGACCTCGCTCCCTTGCGGGAAACCTGCTCCACCAGCACCCGCATAAGCGGGTTAGCCGCCAGCATGGCCTTGATGTCGATGTCACGGGTGACGGTCTTGATTTCGCCCCTTGCAAAATCGAAACGCTGGAATGTCACCTTCAAACCGCATTCCTTAGATTGGCTCCGGTGGTCGCCGGACGAGCATTCCCGTCCCATATCCACCGGCTTGCGAGCGAGCCCCTGTGAGGGGGATTAGTTCAGTCGGCGGGTCATGTACCGGATCAAACCAAGCTCACGCTCGGCATACCTAGGATTGCGTGGATCACTGCCTAGACCGCCCTATACCACGCTGCTGATTGGCGCCCGAAGGTCCACCGACTGATACCTACCCGGACGCGAAGTCCGAGACTATTGATCTGACGTCCACTGTACGCGCGCGCGAATCGCCTGTCAAGCCTTCTCCTTCAATCTTTTTCGCTTAGCTCAATCACCTTAATGAGCTTGCCCACCAGCCTATCGTTCGCCTCGGATGTCGCTCGATACATGTGTTCCCAAGCGCTAGCCAAGCTGACTTGGCGCGCCAGCTCTTCGCTGACCTTGGCGCTGGCAGATCGCTCATCCTCTATCGCGTTCAGCACCCCAATCAGCGCCTCCGAGGCGACAGTGACGTTAGGTTGGACTTCAGCCATAGCCCTAAGAGCGTGTTCGATTTTGCGGGTCATCGTCCATACCACTCCGCCAGCGCCACGAGCGCGTCATAGGTCGATTCCACAGCGCCAAACGACGGCCCGTGCTCCTCCGCCTGATGCTCTAGGATGCACTCCACCGCAGCGGCGTGGCACCGATCCGGCAGGAAGCGGAACACCTGCATCGTCCGGTGATATTGCTCGCGAGCCTTGGCGTGATCCTCTGCGATCTGCTCCTCAGTGCGCTGGCGGCGAGAGAACACAGGCGCAGCGGGCGGAGGGCCCTCAAGGGGCGGCTTGGACGCTACTGCCTTCTGCCACGCCTTGTATTCCCGCTTGAAGCGCTTGCCGGCCTCGTACAGGGCCTTCGGGCCTCCGCCTATCATGTTGCCCTTGAGATCGAAGCCCCAGGCGTTGTCGAGGATCAGGCGGCCGAACAGCTCTCCCCTCCACTCGTGATCGGGGAACGTCGCTCCCTTGCGGTGAGGCTGGTTCATGGCAACGCTCATGGTGGTGCGCTGCTCCGCTGTGAGGGCTTTGCGCTGGGGCCGCCCGTTGGGCTCCCGGTGGCGTATTGCTATGGTGGTCATGGGCGGCCCATGTGGTAAAACATGCCCTTCATCCCCTTCATGAAGCCGGCGACTTCATCCAACCTGCGCTTCAGTTCCTCGACTTCGCGCCGCAGAGCCTCAATCTCCTTGCGGTTGCCCTGAGCCTCACTCCACGCGTAGTCGCCAGATGTCGGGTGGTCAGCGAACATCCTCACTCTCCTGTGGTTTGGGTGGGAGGGGTGGGCTTCACGCTGGTGACCCCATACGTCACGGTCATATCCCGCCGTCCGCAGTCGTAGCGCTTGCACGTTTGCTCCGATGTCGGCGGGCAAATGCAACCTCTCGGCTGCGCTGGATAAACAGGGGATGGCGTCATGGGGCTTAGCCCGTACAAGCAAGCTCCATTACACCCGCCCGCTCCGTACCTGCACAAAGGGCATGACGCGCTAAAGGTCATGATGCGTCTCCCGTGGGCTTGGCGGGCGCGAGCTTGACGAAGCCCTGCCACATGAGGCCGTAAATGCCGCCGTGCCTCTTGTTGTCCGCAGGCACCATCTCGCTGCCAGGAGCAAGCCGCTCCATCATCACAGTCGGCTCGGCGCAGTAGGACTGGACAAGCCACAGCCGCCCAAGGTCATCCCGGTACACATCGCCGGGCATTGCATCGTGTACGCTCATGCTGCGCTCCTCTGTGCCAGATCACTGAATGAAAAGACGCTTAACCGGGTCAAAGTCCAAGTCCTTATCGCCCGGCTTACCCATGTCAGGCTGGAACCGTATCTTCTTCACAAGCACTGAGGTCAGCGTGTCCATCTCAAGGTTGCCTTGCCGTGCAATAATCACGCCGATGTCAGCCTTGTTCGCGAAGTGGGCGCTATCCGAAATGTCGTACAATGATAGCTGATCCGGCCCCTTTTCCTTAGCACTTTTTGTCGGATGGGCCACGATAATAACAAGCACATTGTACGACTTGGCGAAGCGGTTAAGCTGCCTGATGGCCCGCCCGACATACTCTGTCTGGCTCTCATCACGTCTCCGCATGTGGTCAACTTCGTTCCACGGATCGATGACGATGCAGCGGGCACCGTGGCGGATGACTGCCGCCTCCGCCCTCTCGATTAGCCAACCAATGTCCGCGCTGTCGTCGCTCTCGGCATCAGGGCCGATGAATACGAAGTGTTCCTCGACCCACTGTTCCGCCCGGCGTTCTTCCTGCGGCGACCAGTTGAGGCGGCGGTCAATCCATTTGGGCTTGTCGAGAAGCGCGGCCCCAAGAGCGTCCACCACATAGGGGCGGATCATCATCTCAAAGGACGCGATGGCCGTAACCCAACCCTGGCTAACCGCCAGATTGGCGACAAGCTGCTGCGTCCAAGTAGATTTCCCTTGGCCTGCGAAGCCCGTAACCACCATCAGGGCGGGGGTGTAAACCTTGATATTCTCGTCCAGCTTTGACCAGCCGGTAGAGACGCCCTTGGGCGGCGGCTGATTGGGAATGTCCGACAGGCGATAGAGACCCGAGACTGGGTATTCCTTCGCCTGAGAGATGACGCGGATAACCTCCGAGCCACCCCACTTGACCAGCACGTCGTTGAGGTCCTTGCACTCCTTGGGGTATTCCACCCATGAACACCGGAGGCGGTCGAGACGCCTGACAAGCTCCTCCGCCAGACGCTTGCCGGGGCCGTCATTGTCGGTCGCGATGACGATGCGCTTGATGCGCTTCAGTCGCTCCCAATTGTTGTGGATGAAGCTGTATTTCTGGTCATGCTCGATGTCGGTCACCTCCGACACCGGCCCCTCAGGAGGCGCACCGTCAGGCACGGAGACGGCGAAGGGGTATCCCGCCTGAATGACGCTCAAGGCGTCCATCTCGCCTTCCGTGATGACCAGAGCGTGGGTTCCGCTGATGAGGGCCGGATCGTCCAGCACATCGGCATTCCAGAACGTCTTGCGGGCGTTCGGCTTCTGCCAGAACCGCTTTTGCGGCCCCCGGTACTTCGCCCCGATTTCCTTCTCGCCCTCGATGAATGGGAACACCAGAATATCCCCGGCGTTATCAGGGATGACGGCCCCATTCTCGCCGCGCCGCGCTGTGCAAATTCCGAAGCGGGTCGCCAGTTCGGGATCGATCCCCCGCTTGTCGAGCCACGCCAGATGAGTGTTCCCCAGCATTCTCAGCGCCTTTCCATCCGCAGTGGTGGCAAAGCCACCGGCATCCTTCGGGGGTGACTTGTACCGACAGGCACGGTTCGGATTTGTTGCGCCTGAGGTGTGAGCATTTCGGGCATTTCGTTTTCTGATTTCCCACCCGGTGGGGGTTCGCCCGGATTTGGTATTTCGCGAAAATGTCGGCTGCGCTCATACCGACCCCCACACCCGTTTTGGGGGATCAGTTGATTTCGCCGCCGGCCTCCAATCGACGGCTCGGCGGCACCAGTTGCGCCACGCTGCATCGAAATCCCGGTAGGTCCGCCCCTGGCTGTGGCTTCCGTCGATGAACCGTTGAGCCTCGCCGGCAATGTCCCGTTCCGCCAGACCGGCCTTGATCGCATCCGCCCGGTTCTCGTCGCTTGGCGTCCAGTCCCTCGGAACCAGAGCCTTCCGCCGCATCGGCACCGTGACGGGTGAAACCTTTTTGACCCCCTTTAGGGGGGTTTTTGGAAGCTCCAAAGAAAGGTTAGGAAGGGGTGTGGGGAAACCAACGTCATCGTCCGTCACAGTGACGCTTGTGACGTCATTGCTGACGCTTCCGCGCTTCCTGTTCATGTACCGTTCCTGTCGGATGGCCCCAGCCGAACGCGGTTTGTTCACGGGGCCGTTAGCGCCCTCGATGCGCTCGCAGGCAGCCACCAGCGCCTCACCGGAGAGGCCAGCAGCGACAAGCTCCCTGATGACGGCGGCTGACAGGCTCATGCTGCCTCCTGCTGGCGATAGAGGTGTGCGGCGTAGTAGGCCAGCAAGCACGCCTCAGCGCGGTTGTGGTCCTTCACGCGGTAGAACCTGGGAGCGATGGCGGGGAACGTCCTCACGGCCATGGCGCGCGCCTGTTCCTTGTCCGAAGACAGGCCCATGTGGCGCTTCCACTTGGCTGGCGTCACAAGGCTGAAGGGCACGTTGAGAGCCGCCAGCGTCCCGTGAATGATGCCGGTCGAGAAGCCGAACTTGAACGTGCTAGAGACGCCCTGCTTAGGCATGGAACCGACAAGCTCAACCATGGCTTCGGTGGGCTCATAGCGGCGGATCATGTCGGCAAGCACCGCGCCGCTTACCTGCCCGTTGACGACAGGCATGTCCTCTATGACCACAAGGCCGGGGGCCTCAGGCCAATAGAAGGCACAGGCACCAGAAGCGCCCGGATCGATGCCGAGAACGATGCGGTCCTTCATGCAGACCTCCGCATCATCTCGTTCGCCCAAGTGATGGCAACGCCTTTGCCGCGCTCCTCCGCCACGAGGGCGAAGTCTTCCCTCATGTGCTCGGGGACCCATGCGGGGGCAGCCGCAACACGGCGCTCGTGTTGCACCTTGATTTGGGAAATGCGTGCTTGAGTAACGCCGAAGATCGACGCCACAACCGTTCCCTTCTCACCATGGGCAAGCATGTCGCGAGCGAGCGAGTGCCAGCGGCGACCGTGCATCACAGCCTCCCGGCGAGGGTTAGGAACGCCTCCGCCCCAAGGACTGTTACCTGGGGGGGGATCGTTCCGTTTGATGCGGCGTGAATACCTGCCCTCATCTCATCCTCTCAATCGCCTGACGAGCCGCCGCCAACGCGCTTTCCAAAGCGCCCATGTCGTCAGCCAGCGGATTCGTGCCCATCTGCAAAAGAAGCTGGCGCTCGTGTTCGAGCTTGGTGATTTCATTTCCGAGGTCCGCGATTGCTGCGGCCACAAGGCGGTCGCGCACCTCTGCGCTCACGCTCTTGATCCGCTCCCGAATGAGATTGGCGAGTGAGCCGCTGCCGATACGAAGGCGGCGGGCGACAGTCAGCTTTGCGGCTTGGGGGGAGCCGCTACGGACAGCCTCGCGGGCGACTAGGCTCCGCGCGACGAGTGCTAGTGTAGGGACGGAACTCATGCCCTGCTCCAATTCACGGTGCAAAAACGGACGCTGATCGTGGCTGTTCATGTCGTTGGCTCCTGTCAGTGTGGGGACAGGACGCGACAGACACGGAGGCCGTATGCGAGCGATAGGCGACCTGCTTGGGGAGGTTTTGGCGAACACGGCCAAGCTGGTTGCGGAAAGAAAAATTGCCGGTGGTCTCGCTGATCGTTTCCAGCCCCAGCGAGAGACCTTCACCACCGATGACCCGCTGCCGGCGCAGCGAGGGCAGGTTCCCAAGACGAGCGGAGGCGACAAACGAAGGTGACGTTTCAAGCCGCTCGAATTGTTCGGGGGTGTTCATTGTCAGACGCGCTCCGTCTGCTTGGGAGCGGGAGCGAGCATCTGGCGGAAGACGGAAAGGCGCTCGTCGGGGAGGAGGCGGAAGCGGTGCAGGCTGAAGCAATCCGGCGCGAAACCTACCAGCGCAACACCAAGCTTTTTGCTTCGGTCAGGTACAAACCCCTCTTTGAGGCCGTCCACAACGTAAAGCCTTCCCTCGCGAATAGGGGGAGCCTCCGGCCATTCGCCGGGCTGCGCATCGATGCACTCGACCAGCGTTCCGGGGATGCAGTCTTCGGGGCGGAGCATCACATCCCCCACTTCTGTTCGGCCATGCGGACAACGACGCCACCGAAAATCCAGCCGAGAGCGAACAGCGGCAGGGCCAGCGCAAGCGTTGCGGCGGGGACGCCCCAGAACAGCCAGAGGCAAAGGGCGAAGGTGAGAGTGGCCGCGATGCTCATGACAGCACCCACGCGAACAGGAGGTAGCCGAGGGCGGCGAATGCGAGCCATGCTGGTACGGGGATGCGCATCACAGACCTCGCGGAGGTACGGCGGTAACGCCTTGAAACGTATGCAATTTTTGCGGATTATCCGGGATTCCACCTATTTGACGGAATCCGTCTGCGTTGGTCTCATGGGTTGTCCCCCGACCCACAACGCGCCCGAAGAGACGCGCCATGATTACCCTGCAGACGTTCGACCCATTGGCCGTAAGAGCCGGCTTGCACGCCTTGTTGATCGTTTCAGCCAAGACCCCGAAAGGGCGGAAGAACCTAGAGAAGGCCATCGCCCTTTTGCAGGAACATGCGATGGCCGCGCAGATCACGCCGATCTGCTCAGTACGGAAGCTCACCCCACGGCAGCGCGAAACCATGACAGAGGGCGCGCTATACCTCGAAGCCATCCGGGACTTGATCGATGAGGGGAGGGTCTGAGGCATCAGACGGCCTCCCGAGCAACCATCTTCGCCATTTGCTCGGCGGTGATGAGGTTGCCCTTGGCGCGGGCTGCATTGGCGACTGCGATCCAGCGGCTGGCCGGAATACGACCGCGCTGCTTCCACTTGCGGACAGTCCAGACGTTCTCGCCAATCTCAGTCGCGAGAACGTCTGGCGTCGGCCACAGGTCAATGATGTCGCGGAACGTCTGCATGCTCTAGGCTTAGGACATTTGGTCCTTAAGCGCAAGCCCCAAATTGCCCCATGACGACAAGTGGCATTTTTTGCACCCTTGGCCGCATGCCCAAGGAACCCGCCGCCAGCTCCTACCGAGACGGATTGATCGCCCGCGTGAAGCTCGCACGCGAGAGCGCGCGCATGACGCAAGTTGAGGTGGCGACCGCGCTAGGGATGGACCAGGGCAAGTACAAGCAGTACGAAACGCGCTCCGCCCTCCCCCACGAGCACGTCGAACGATTCTGCATCATTACCAGGGTGTCCGAACGTTGGCTGATGACAGGCAAGGGCCAAGGTCCAGTCCAACTTCACCCCAACCCGAGCATGACGGGATGAGTGAGTGGGCTCAGTGGCTCTTGTGTTTTTTCGCGTTCCTGACGGTCATCGGGCTATCTCAGTGCGTTGAAAGCCTCCGGGTCATCCGGGCGCAGCTTGGGGAGATTCTCGGGCACGCTAGGCAAGCCGAACAAGACGGGGGCTCAATCGTCCGCCTCCTCCTTGAAATCGCAAAAAACAGCCGGCAGTGACCGGCCTATTTTTTTGTCCGAACTAAGGATGATTTGTCCTTGACGACATAGGACACGATGTCCTATAACTCTCCCACCGCAAACGATGGAGAGCGCCAGATGGCCCGCCAGTTCGCACTCACCCACACCTTTCAGGAAATCCGCCTCCTGCCCAAGTTCATTGGCGAGGACGGACGCCCCCACAGCTACGGCGACCAGTTCCTCGACGGCTCGTGCGAGGTCATCCACGACGAGCACGAGGACTGGTGGATTGCCACCATCTACCTCGAAACGGACGAGCGCATTCGCCCCCACGACGTTTCGTCGTCCTACCGCACGCGAGAGCTTGACCGGTCGGACCCGATCTACTCGCTCGTGAAGGCCGCGATTGAGCGCGAGTGCGAGGAAGACATTGCCGAGCAAGTCCGGCTGAACATTCGCGAAGAGGAGAGCGTGTGATGGAACCCGAACTTATCACGGGGCCGGGGCTCTACCGGACAAGGGACGGTGCCAAGGTAGAAATCGTGGGCCGCAACAGCAACGGCTACTGGGTTGGCACCATTGAAACCCAACTTGGGGCTTGGGTCGCCTCTGGTGCGGCGAGGTCCGGCAGCGTCAATGACATCGGCGGGCCATGGGTCGAGCCCAAGTCGGGAACGGTGTGGGTGAATGTGTACAGGGACGGGCACATGTCCTATTCCACGCGCGCTGATGCCGACCTCATGTCTTGTCACGGTCGCATCGCCTGCGTCTCCGTCAACTGGACCGAAGGGGAGGGCCTGTGATGTCTGACGCCATCCACGGTGAGACCCACATCATCAGCCCGGCAATCGTGCTGGAAATGCAGCTTTACGGCATCCGGCTAGAGCTTGAGCAGCTTCACCGAGCCGTGGCCCGTCCGTCTGATTACGAGCTTATCAGGGGTCAGAAGGCGCAGATACGCGAGATTGCACGGCTGTCGGCTGAGACGGTGCAGGCACTGAATGCGAGGGAGGCAGGGCGATGAACGCTGAGACACTGGCGGCGCTGGATGCGTCGATTGAGAAGTGGGACCGCGTGGCGCAGTCTGGTAACGCGGACACCATCATATCATCGGTCGCCTGCCCACTGTGCGACATGTTTGCTCGGGGGGGAGGTTGCGGCGGCTGCCCGGTGCAGGACGCCACTTGGGAGAGCGACTGCAAAAACTCGCCGTGGGAAGACGCTTGGGCCGCGCGTAACGCGCTGAAATTCCGCGACGGAACGGTGGGTGCCTTCCGCGCTGCCGCAGCCGCCGAAGCCCTGTTCCTCCGCGCCATCCGCCCGATTGGGGGTGTGGAATGAGGCATGACCTCGCACTCACCCGCCTAGAGGCCATCTGTGCCCGTATCCGTCACGACTTCCCCGAGTTGGAAGACGACGAGGTTCTGCGCCTAGACACGTTGGATGGTGAGACCGACGCCAAGGCCATCCTCCGCAAGCTGGTGGAGGATATGTCTGAAGCCGACGCCTACGCCTGCGGGATTGAGGCCCACATTGAGAACATGGCGAAGCGTAAGGCCCGCTATGTCAGGCGGGTTGAGTATCACCGCGCCCTGATTGATCGCGTCATGGACGCCATCGGCCAGAGCAAGGTGGAACTGGACATCGCTACGCTGTCCAAGCGCCCCGCTCCTCCCCGCGTCGTTATCGCGAACGAAGAAGCGATACCGGAGAGCTACTGGCGCACCAAGCGCGAGCCGAACAAAACCGCGATCAAGGATGCGCTGCGCGATGGCGTGACGATCCCTGGCTGTTTTCTCTCAAACGGGGAGCCGGCGCTAAGCGTCCGGATGACGTGATGACACCCGATGCCATCAAGGAATTGCAGAAGCCGCTTGCCAAGGATGCCGTCAAGCCCGCCAAGCAGTACGGCCCAAAGGGCGATTACATCGAAGGCTGGTTTGCCATCGCAGAAGCCAACCGCATCTTCGGCCACGACGCATGGAGCTACCATGTCGTTGACTGCCATGCGGTGGCGGAGAAGCCGCGCGAGATTGGACGCGACAAGAAGCCCGGATATGGCGTGACCTATATCGCCACCGTCCGCGTCGTGGTTGGCGATGTCATCCGCGAGGACGTTGGATCGGGCCACGGCTACGACATTGACGTTGGCCTAGCGCACGAAAGCGCCATCAAAGAAGCAGTTACCGATGCTCTAAAGCGCGGACTGCGGACGTTTGGCTGGCCCCTTGGCTTGGCCCTCTACGACAAGAGCCGCGAAAACGTGGCTTCGGAACCGGCCGGCAATTCCGCCAGCCGTGGCGCGGGAGGCGGTTCATCCCCTGCCGCCCCCGCGTCTGCCCCCATCACGTTCGACAAACGCAATCCCGCGCATGTGTACGTCATTGCGGCGCTGCGTGCCATCACCACCGGCGCAAGCGTCGAGGATTTGCGGGACTGGTGGGACGAGGAAAAGCCGAACCGGGACGGGCATGGCATCACGAAGGGCACGCCGCTGTTCAAGACGCTGTTCGACGCGATGCTTGCACGCAAGGCAGACCTCGAATACGTGGACCGACGCTTGGCGGCATGTTCTGAGCGACCCCGAGGCGGCGCACGTAGAACTGCTTGCGGCAATTGAATCTCAGCCTGCGGGACGGGTTGCTCATCTTCTGCCACCAGACCTAGCAGCCAAGCGGTCGTGGTCAATGTCGGTGAAGGTACGCGAGGCGCAAATCCGCGCCGCCCACCGCGAGATTGAGAAGAAACGAACAGGGCCATCGGCAGCGCAAAAGCTTGTCGAGAAGCTGATGGGGTACAGATGACCCGCGCCACCCTCATCCTCGCCAGCAACGCAGTACGCGACAGGGCGCACAACTGGATTGACCGCGTGCCTCCGGGGACGCGGGTGGAATTCAAGGCCCCCCGCCGGTCAACCGACCAAAACGCGCTGCTCTGGTCACTTTTGACCGACATCGCATCTCAGGTCGTCTGGTACGGCCAGAAGCTATCGGCTGAGGACTGGAAAGACGTCCTGACCGCATCGCTGCGGAAGGCCCGCGTGGTGCCCGGCATAGACCCTGGAACCTTTGTCCCGCTCGGCATGAGGACGAGCGACATGAGCAAGGCCGAGTTCAGCGAGCTTATCGAACTGATCTACGCATTCGGCGCGCAACAGGGCGTCAAGTTTCACACTGAGGAGAACGCAGCATGAGCGAACGTCTTAACATCGTACAGTGGCGCGAAGGATCGACGGGCAAGAAGTTCACCGTCCGGCTCGGATCATCGTGGGTCGGCAAGGACGGCAAGACGCGCCTGTCATTTGACGCGCTTCCGATCCCCGTGGACGGCAAGATTGATCTGGTGCTTGAGCCGCCGCGCGAGCGTGAGGAGCAGCCCCGTCAGGGCAACCGTCCTGCGGCGCGGGATGACGATTCCGTGCCCTTTGCGCCAGAGGTGCGGTGATGACCAACCAAAGGCTGGACGCTCTTTTGGGGGCTATCGCAATCATCGCAATCATCGCCTTGGTCGCCATCGGAGTGACGATCAAGATCGGCGTTTGGAACGAGTGTCGCGGCCAGGGTAATTCGTTCTTCTACTGCTGGCGGCTGGTGTCTTGATGGCCCACGCCCTCCCCAACATCGCCCCCATCGGCAGCCTCTTAAAAGGCGACAGGAAGGCCCGCAAGCCCGCCAAGGCGAGAGCCAGGGATGATGGGCACCTGCGTTTTGTGGCGTCCCTGCCGTGCGTCGTTTCAGGTGTCGAGGGCCGCACTCAGGCCGCGCATTTGCGCTTTGCATCGGCGGAGTACGGGAAGCCCATTACGGGCGTAGGCATCAAGGCGTCGGATTGCTGGGTTTTGCCGCTCTCCGTCGAGATGCACGACGAGCAGCACCGCGCCGGGGATGAGCTGGCGTGGTGGCAGTCCAAGGGGATCAGCGATCCTCTGCGGCTTTGCCTGAGGTTGTACGCTGTAACAGGCGATGAAGTCAAAGCCCGCCAAATAATTCAAACAGTGGAGAGAGTGTAATGCGCGAGCGCAAATTTCTATTCGACTACCAGTTCCAGGGCGCGAGCTACGGCGTCGAAGTCATTGCCGCGTCTCCAGAGGAGGCCAAGCAGCGCCTTTGGGCCATGCAGCGGGCCGAATACAAGGGTGAAGTGTTTGCCACCATCAAGGTTCCGGGCGGAGGGTTTCTGTCGCGACTGTTTGGCTGGCGATGAAGTGGCAGCCCGCAAGATCATTCAGACTGTGGAGAAAAGGTGATGAGCGAAACCATTGGCATTCAGATTGGACACAGCAGCGCGTCCGCAAAGATAACAGCGCAAACTATTTTGGAAATCCTCCAGGCCCCGAACGTGGACAACAAGACTAAACGAGAGGCGCTGAGAACGCTTACCATGATTCAAAGCGGCAAGATCGAGAATGTGACCGTCAGAGATTCTAGCGTGATGGGTCCGACGCACCATCACCACACGCCCGCGCAAGAGCCCTCAGAGGAATGGGATGAGCGTGACGATGATGTCACCCCCACCACCGGAGGCAACAATGACACCGCTTGATAAAGCCATGGAAGCATCAATGCTCCCGCCAACGCCAGTTGGTAAGCGGGCCATCAGGGACGCCATCACCGCCTTCCTAGAGGCGGCGGCAGAGGATGGGGACATAGCCCACGCCGTCGCATACGCGCACATAGACGCATTCGACACGCTGGACACCGTGGCCATGGGCAGGGCGTCCATCCTCGCACTGAAGGAGAGCGTCAATGGGTAAGCTGACGCCGCAGCAGCTTAGCTTGCTTGGCTGGATTGAGCGCCGGGACGAGAACGGGAGGGGCGTGCGGTATCTTCCGCGTGGCGCGTGGACTGCCCGCGTTGCCAACAACCTCGCCGCCAAGGGCATGATTGAGGTCGGCAAGAACGTGGACACCGGAAAGTCCATGGCGTGGCGGGCATCCGCCAAAGGCCGCGCCGCACTGAAGGAGACGGTGGGGTGACACGCCGACCGGACCTCGCGCCAGTCTTTGTCAGCGCCGATGTAGCGGCTAGCCTGCTGATGATCAGCCGCGACACGTTCGATGCGTGGGTAAAGTCCGGCTTTATCCCCGGCCCAACAATCGTGCAGGGCCAAGTGATTCGCTGGCACTGGCCGACCCTAGAAGGCCGGCTATCCTCATCTGCGCCCGATGCAGACCCATTCGTAACAGGTGCCCGCAATGCCGCCAAGAAGGTACGCAGCCGTGCCCTTGCCTAAGGGCGTGTTCCGCATCACGCGGGGCCGCAGGGTTTACTATTACCACCAGCCGAACAGGCACAAACCGAAGGCGGAACGAGGCATGCTGACCCGCATCCCCTATGAGCCTTCGCACCCGGAATTTTGGGACATGGCCGGCGAGTTGAATGGTGCTGTCGCGGCTTCATCCGCCGGCACGTTCAAGACGATGATTGCAGCGTACAAGGCAAGCCCGCAGTGGGCCAGCCTTACCGATGGGTCGCGAGAGACATACACGGTCTATCTAACCCGCATAGAAGACGCATGGGGAAGCCTACAGGTGGCCGATCTGACCGTCCGGGGCATCTCTGCCCTCCGGGACGAAATAGGGGCCTCTACGCCCTCCGCTGCGAACATGATGGTCAAGGTGCTTCGCGCCTTCCTGAAATGGGTGATGGGGCGAGGCGAAATAACGATTAATCACGCCATTGCCGTTGACCCGCTCAAGACGGTTGTCCGCTCCTCGACGCCGTGGCCGGAAGAGGTGTGGGAGAGCGTTTGCAAGAGCGCGCCGACCGCCGTGTCTAGGCTGGCGTTCCTTGGCCGCAAGACGGGCCAACGGATTTCCGATCTGGTCCGCATGAAGCCCGATAACCTGAAAGGCAATAATCTCCACTTCAAAATCAAAAAGCGGCGGATGAAGGACCACGTTTTCGCCCTGCACCCGGAAGATGCCGCAATCGTTCGCAGTTGGGATGCCCCCTGGTTCTCTAGGGACAGCGGCGAGCCCCATACGGAAGACAGCCTCCGGGACGCGCTGGACGATTGGCTAGGCGAGGACGGGGAGGAGATTAAGCCCCATGGCCTTCGCGCCCTAGCCGTCTGCGATGCGCGCCGCGATGGCATCACCCATCAGAAGATCGCGCTGCTGTTCGGCATGAGCATTTCCATGGTCCAGCGGTACTCGTCGCTCATTGATGTGGAGCTTGCGAACAGAGAGACGCAGGACGAGCGTGCAAAAAACAAGGCCGAAGCTGAAAACTAAGCATTGATATTGCGGCGGTTTATGATACCGTCGCTTTACTCCCCGTAAAGCATGAGCCCCACAACCCGCTGAAATTGTTGGGGAGGGGTTTGCCAGCAACACCGGAACAGGAGCGAACATGACCGGAACGGACAGGAATGCAGCAAACATCGCTTTCGGCCCATGGATGGCCGAAAAGTCCCACGGGAGCTGGTGCGTCTATGGCGCCGATGGAAAATTCGTCGCGGCAACAAACGGCGCTGACGATGAGAAGGAAAGGCTCATTGCCCGCCTGATTGCCGCCGCGCCTGATCTGCTGGCGGCGCTGAAATGGGCGGCCACGGTCATTCGCCCCGGCACCGATCTGCGCGAGGCAATCGACGCCGCCCTCTCCCGCGCGGAGGGTCGCCATGACTGACACCACGGAACGAGCGGGCGTTGATAACGCGGGGGTGCGGGCGGGCACCATGCCTCCGGAGACGCTGGCCGCTCTCGACGCTTCCATCGCGAAGTGGGACCGGATTGCGGAGAGCGGGGACGAATGCACGTCGCTTGGCCCCGGAGCATGCCCGCTGTGTCGCCTGTTCTACGAGGATGATTGCCACGGCTGCCCCGTCAGGCGGGCGACTGGTGGACGGTTCTGCGAGGGCACGCCCTATGGGGCGGCCGACTACGAGCAGGAATTGATCTGCGACGACGACAGTCCCGACCCCACTGCCTTCCGCGCTGCCGCCCGTGAGGAGGCGCTGTTCCTTCGCGCCATCCGCCCGATTGGCGTGACCCTCCCCACCCCGGAGCCCTACCATGACTGACGCGAGCGAGGGGGTGCGGAAGCGCGTCTTGAGGGTTCGCGAGGATGCGAAGGCAACGCCGCTCGGCCGCGAAATCGTGGCGTGGATCGGCCTGCTCGAAAGCAACCACTACACCGAGAGGGTGGCGCTGCTGGACCGAGTGCTGGCGTCCCTCTCCCCCACCCCAGGAGGCGATGATGGCCGGTCTGACTGAGGCGCAGCGGCGGATGCTGGAATTTTACGACGAACGGGGTCCGACCGCCATCAGCGGTGGGCGGGCGGCAACCTTCAACAACCTCGTGCAGCGGGGTTTGCTGACGCGCAGCTACGGGCCGGGGGTCATTGAGGCTGACATCAGCAATGCCGGGCGCGACGTGCTGTACCCCATCATCCGCGCCGCCCTCTCCCCCAAGCAGGAGGACTGACCGATGGCAGCGCGGATTTTGGGCCTTGTCCGTTCGTGCAAGGAGTGCCCGCGCCGTTCCTATTACAGCGGCGGGCAATACCGGTGCGCCGAGATTGATGAGCCGCTGCCGGAAAGCGAGTGGGCAGGCATCCCGAGATGGTGCCCGCTGCCGGTGTACCCATCCCCATCAGCACCCCAGGAGCACTGACACATGACCTATGAACTGACACTTGCCGATCAGAATGAAGCCGCAGAAATCGCACGCGCGTCATTTGGCAGCGACGGGAGCCATGCGTACCTGAGAGACATAGAGAAGCACCCGCTCGCCAAAGACGAGCTCTGGGCGGGCAAGAAGTGGAAGGCCCACGACCACATCCACCTGACCCGGTACGACGGGACGGACATCGTCGTCTGGATGGGCCGCGCTGCCAGCGGCTACCACCACCCCGTAAGCCGGTACATGCAGCTTGTTCCTCTCACTGTCGCGCCCGCCCAGGAGGACTGACATGGACATCGTTGAGAGGCTGCGCGAGAGAACCGCGCTCCGGTACATGGGCAACTGCAAATGCGGCTCGTGCCAGTTGGTGCCACGCGCCGACGTTGACGAAGCCGCCGCCACCATCACCGCCCTCCGCGCGAGGGTAGCGGAGTTGGAGGGGGCGTTGGAGCCGTTCGCCAAGCTGGAATTTGACGCGCT